TTGCGTGCCATTGTCATTCTCCTCTTTCTTTTTTTGCCTGATTACTGCCGACGTCACCACCTTGGCTCCGACGTAGAGAAACACCAGAAGCCAAAAGGCCACTGTCATGTTCTCTCCTATTTTGTTCATCAGCTCAGTCATCGCTCAGTTCCTCCAGCCTTTTCTTTACACCGCTTGCGGCCTCCTTCCTAGCCTGACTCTTTTGCCACTGCTTACTCAAGTTCCTTGGCTCCACTGGCCCGGCAAAGTACTGGGCGTTGTGGAGGCTGACCAATTCCATCAATGATGTCCTCCGGTTGTTGAAGGCGAAGATGGCTGACTTCATCAAGTCCGCATCGTATGAAGCATCCATCCATTCCTGCTTGGCTTTCATGAAGCCCTCATCTTTTCTGTATGCTGCCTCAGCCATTGCATCAGTTGCCTTTTCCAGACCCAGATACTTCTTCGGATTCCTCCGGACCTTCAACAGGATCTGGGACCGCAGTACCTTGAGGGTCTCGTGGCATCGCTTCACCTTCCGCTCTGCCCGAGCCGACAGCTCTGCGTACTTCATGTACAGGTTTGGCTGACGCAACAGCTCCACATCCAACTGGTCAGGATCAATCGTGAGATCCTCCCGGTAGTTGTACTTCTGTTTCTTCTTTTTCTTTTTGTCTCTCATGTCATTTCCTCATTTGCTTTCTTGTTTGATACAAGCCATACACATAATCTTCCCATTTCACAGTTTTCCAAATTGCTTTGTGGTTTACCCATCTAGTAAAATCTTTTTGTTCTTGAGTGGGTTTGGTTTTATTATGAAAATCCCTATATGGTTGGGCAAAAGGATCAACACCAAGTGCTCGAAGAAATTCAGATCTATCATGTGCTTCATTTACATCCTTAACTAATAAATAACAAAAATATCTACGTGGTGTTGCTCCTGCTTTACGAAGTAATTGAACTGCTTTTGCCACTGGTTTCTGTGCAGCCTGAGTATCACAAGCAAGACGAATAGGACGGAGCCATTTTACAGCTGCAAGTCGTTTTGCTATTCCAATGTTTATCAATCTTGCATCAAGTCCTTGATTGAAATCAACCTTAATGCCAAGACGTGCTATCTTCTCTATTTGTGTTATCCCATGATCGTGAGCTAAAACATTGTTGTCCATCAAAATGGCTTGGTCATGTCGAAGAAAATCGTTTATATCAGAATTAGCTCTTATATCTCCTTCTTTCTTAGGCACAATACACCAAGAACAATTACGTGAACAACCACGTGTCAAGAATCCTAAACTATAATTCATTTCATATAGATCATAATCTGGACAAATCTGGTATCCATGTTCTCTCTCTATATTTTGATATCCAGTGCCACCTTTGATTACACCTTTGGGGTGATATCGATAATCTGGTGTAAATGTAAATACTTTACTAGCATATGTTAAATCAAAAGGAGAAAATAAAGGACTGAACCATTGGACACAATCCCCTTTCTGTTTGTGGTATGCCGATATTTGCATAAGAGCAAGATTTGGCATTTTACTATCAACATCTATCAATCCAATATTCATTTCTTTATGTTCCTATTACGGGGTACCAATTACCCCGCTATGTATGCTTCAGCACAAGCTCTCGCGAGACCGGCCTTCCCACTGTCAAAGAAATTGTCCTCGAACGCAGACACAATCCCAACGGCTTTGCCCAGGGCTTCCTTGCTCGCGTTCAGAACCACACTCGTCATGTAACCCAGGACTGCTCTCCTGGTGCTCTCCGCGATCTGGGATATCTTCGTCCAGCTCTGCCCTGTCATCAAAGCCCGGCAGAGATCAATGACTTCGTTCTGTTCCCTGGCATGATTGTCCGCTGCCTGCTTCATCTTCTTCTCAGGCAAGTCCTTGATCTTGTCCAGCACCCCCAAGGCAATCCCGGGGGATCCCATCGAGTCGTCATATATCTGTTCAAGCACCGAGTCCGGAACCTTCTTGCCGTCCTTCTTGAGCACCTTCTTCATCAGAGCAACCAGTTCATCCTCTTCCAGGGGAGCCAGGGACAGCTCTGTGCATCTGCGTTTGAGTGTGACCTTGAGCTTCTCCGGGTTGGTGGTCGCCAGAATGAAGTAGCAATGGGACGGAGTATCTTCCAGGGCTTTGAGCAGAGCTTCCTGGGCATCCTTCGTCATTTGGTGACACTCATCGATCAACCACACCCGGCACTTCCCCACTGAGGCAGCATAGGGCATGATCTTCCGGATGTTCCGGACTGTATCGATCCCCCGGAAGTCGGCTGAGTCCAGTTCATAGAAGTCACTCTTCTTACATCCCAGGCGTTTGCGGATGATCCTGGCTATCGTGGTCTTGCCTGTTCCGCTTGGTCCAGTGATCAGGAAAGCATGAGGGACATCGTCCCTGGCCAGGATGGTTTCCAGTATCTCCTTTGTGTTGTCGTTCCCGGCAACGTTCTTGAGCTTCTTCGGTCTGTATTCTAATTGCAATGTCATTTCTACTTCCCTTCTCTTTTTTTAGCTAAAAACTGTTTTATTTCTTTGCCATGTATATGAGCGTGACAAGTCCGGCACACTGTGATCAAGTTGTTCAATTCATTATTGGTTTTACATCCATCTTTATGATGCACTACCAGTCTTGAACTTTTGAAAGAACAATCAGGGTTCTGACAAGAATAATCGTCTCTCTCAAGGACTTTCTTTTTTGTTTGTTTGTTGAACTCTGGACTGTATGGGTGTGAAGAGATACCACCCCGCCAATTGAAGTGGTTTTCTCCTGTTAATTTTGCACTGACCCTGTCTCTCATATCCGTCTCTTGCCAGAGCAGTTTCATTCTTGCGCTTACAGCCGATCTCCATGCTTTATCTTTCGATCTTAATTTAGCGGCATCACTCATTCTACTGCGCACTTCTAGTGTTCTCTTTCGAGAACATGCCTTATGCATATTTTTAAGATGTAAAGGATGATCTTTGAGCCTTTGCTTCATCCAAAGAGATGTTCTCTTTTTGGCTTCGGGATGTTTGTTCCAATATCTTTTTGCAGCTAAACTTCTTGTCTGCTTTTCATCTGCAGATATTGGCTTTCTTTTTGCGTGGCGTATCTTCGTTCTCATGTCAACTCCTGTCACAGTTGTCACTGTTAAAAGCAGGCAAGACAAGAAGACAACAGTGTTCTTCCTTTCGGGAGCTACCCTAGTCTTGCCGTCCAATATATTATATTTCTTTTTCATTATCAATGCTTGTTTTCAATTTCTTTTGTATCGTACCAGCTCCCATCGACTTCTGATTTTGTACATTCGATCTCAAGGGGAACAATTATCCAATCCCAATGCTCCATGATGTCCTTCGTCATGATCTCATTCGCCATGCCAAGAACATCCTCTAGCTCACAGGGAACCACGTCACATAAAGCCGAGTCATGGATCTGCCCGATCAGCAGGGTCTCCATGTTCTTCCTCATCTTCTTGTTCATTCTGTTCAGGGACCAAAGCAGCCAATGGAATGCTGTGCCCTGGATGGGTCGGTTGATCAACTCTGTCCTCTTGAGTAGTTCATGACAACGGAACCCAGTCAGCATCTCGATCCATCCCCGTTTCAGATACTCATCCCAGAAGTCCTCTTTCCAATCCCGATACACTTTGAAGCGGACATCCCAGAAGTCAGCCTCGACCGCTTTGATGTGGGTTATGAATTGAGCCTCTGTTTTGATCCCTTTCCTTTTGAGATGCTTCTTGATCGAAAGACCATCCACTGTCTCCAGCTTCATTTCAGCAATGGCGTTCCATAGATTCTTGCCGGTCTGCTCGAAATAGCTGCCGAAGAACTCCGGGAAGATGAACTTGTTTTTGCCGCAGTAGCGAGTGTCGTCTGTCACCTGCTTCTTCTTCAGCATATAACATTCCGCTGCCAGATCCCGGTGCATGTCCAGCTTCGGATTGTTCAGGTATTCGATCATCTTGGGATCCTTGTGATAGCAGGCCGCAGACTTGATTTCATTCCCCTTGAAGTCGATCTCTAGGAGTTGTCGTCCTGGCCTGGGGATGATCCCGCTCCGGATGATCTTGGCCATCTCTGGGTTCCGCTTATCCATGTTCTGGAAATTGGGATGGTCACAGGATCCTCGATACGTCGGAACCTTGTGCAGGTTGAAGGAGGGATGCAGAACCCCGTCGATGGTCTCCCGGAGGATCCCGTTGATCTTGTCCGTCACCCTCTTGAGACGCTTCCGCTCAATCAGCAGATTGACCCAGGGGATGTCCAGCCTTCGCAGAGCCTCTTCCTCAACAGATGGCTTCTCCTCTTTCTCGGTGAACTCCGTAGCCTCATAATCGAATACCTCAAAGAGCATGTGCCGAAGCTGATCGTCACTGGTCACCTTGAACTTGGTCCGGAACACCTTCTTCCATTCCTTGACCTCCTTGGTGTCCATCAGTTCTATCTTCATCTTCTTCCGCTTCTTCTTCAGCTTCTTCTTCTGATTCTTGTAGTAATCGACATCGACCATGATACCAGACGCTTCCATATCAGCGAAGGTCAGGATGCTCTTGTGGAGCAGATCATATGCTTCTTTCGATGCTGGTTTCATGCCACCCTCCTCTTCTGCTTTTGCCATAGCTTGTAGGTCAGCAGGGCATCCAGTCCATTGTACAGAAGCACGTCGTCAATATTGGCCTCATCTATCTTGTTGAAGGAGTTATGGTTCTTCTCCTTGTCGTCCTCATCCTCCAGATACATTGCCACCTTGTCGTCATATCCCAGGAGGCCAAAGTTGATAAAGACCTGATGCTTCAGTCCGGTGATCCCCCTCCGGTTGTCAATGATGTGGGAGGCGAGCATTGTATCCCAGAGCCAGCCCTGCGTCTTGGTGCCGAGGATCTCCCTGGTCCAGGCATGCTCAAACTTCATGTTCTGGGCAATCTTCTTGATCTTGCTGTTCTTCAGAACCTTCCGCAGCATTCTTATATTCTGTTTCATGATCGGGAAGGCGATGGCATGTTTCGGTCCCTCACTGAAAGCACAGGTTACGATTGCATGTCCTTCAGCATGTGGTTTGATCCCGGTAGTCTCATAGTCAAAGGAGAGTGGGCTCGTTCCTTTGTGCAGGATGGAACGAAGGTAGGTGTCAACTGTTCCCGGGTTCTTGGTGGTCCTCACGTATTGGGTCTCGTCCTCGAACTTGGGGATACACAGCTCCACCTTCTTCATAGCCATCTTGAGATCTTGCTTGAGGATCACCCTGGCAACATCCTTGGAGTAGGCAAGGAAGGAAGGGTGGAACATTGGACAGACCCAGGCATTGTTCTCTCGGTCCGGGATCCTCGCCCCTCTCCACTTCGTAATCCCTCCCAGGTTCTTCGTCTTACGGTGTCCCAGGTAGGAATGGATTGCTGCGGATCCCAGGAGAAGGATGAGGCTCGGCTGGAAGTCTTTAATCTCCTTCATCACACTTGGTCGGCAGGCATCTATCTCCTGGGGGGTGGTTTTCCTGTTCTTCTTTGGTCGGCAGTTGACTGCATTGATCTTCCGGCAGTCTCGGTCCAGGTCAATGCCATGCTTCGCAAGCATTCGTCTGAACAGCATCCCGGCATCCCCTATCAATTGAGTTCCTTCACGATCCTCTTTGCTGCCTGGTGCTTCACCAATGATTAGGATTCCTCGCTTGCCTTCTCCTGTGGCTTCCATCTTGGGACTGTTGCAGTTCTTATACAGACCACAGGCACCGCAAGCACGGATGGTCCGCTGCCTGGGCTTCTTGTCCTCTACTTCGTCCCGTGTAAAGAATCCGTTAGTCATAACCCAAATCCTTGTTGAAATACTTTGATATGTTCTTTGCCTACTTTGATATCCTCTTTCTTTGATCCCTTTGCTAAACGTTTTGCAGCTATCTCGCAATACTTCTCCTCTATCTCTATGCCTATACACTTGCGCTGTAAATCTTTGGCTGCCCTCAGAGTTGTGCCGCTGCCCATGAATGGGTCGAGAATAATTTGTGGTATATCTGGGCAGAGAACTATACACCATGTTATTATTTCAAGAGGTTTTTGTGTTGGATGATTTCGAGGTTCTTTTCCTTTTCGGAGCATGCCTTTCCATAAATGTTGTTTTAATCGCACAGCACATCCGTAATTTGTCCATGCTAATTCTGCATCAGCATATCGGTTGTTCCCTGTTTCTTTATCCCATACCAACCAACTAGGCACAGGTGGGAGTTTATAGTAGTTTCCTCCCCATATACAACTGAAAGCGCCTTTATTAATACAAGATAAAATAATACTGATATTCACTTTTTTGTTGTCCCACTTTGATGGTTCATATTTCATGCCACTAGCACATTTACTTGCACCTGTTTGTTTGCCTTTTCGCATAAAAGATTTTGTACTAGCACCTATTCCATATGGTGGATCAGTCAACATCAAGTCCACCTTTGGCAACTCAGGCAATATTTCCCGACAATCCCCGTGGTAAATGGTGCAGTACTTATCTTTGTAATACGGTTTAGTCATCATCTTCATCCTGCAATATCATCAGTGACACCACATGTTCAAACCTCTCGCCCGTCAGCTTCAGTCTGCTCCCCCCTATCGTCAGCTCCCTCATCAAGGACAGAGTCTCCTTGAGGAACTCAGGGTTGACAGCAAACTCCACACCCTCACCTTTGTACTTGATCTTTGTCCGTTCCTTGTACCAGCCGGAATCCCCCTTGACATGCACAGTCAGTCGTCCCTTGGATATGATGACCCGAACATGTTCCTCTTGTTTGAAATCTGTGATCGAAAAGATCCCGGCCCGCTCCAGGATCCCTTCAATCTTACTTGGCATGGTAACCACAGTTCCATCAACATCCATGAACTTCTTCAGCTTCGGGTACTTCTTTTCAAAGGTTCTGCATGAGAATATGGCACCCTCCTTCTCTGCCTGGAAGTGCAACCAGCCTTTAGTCTGTGCATACTCTTTGATCGGATACTTGATCAGGAACCTGGCACTGGTGGATGGCAACAGGATCTCACCCTCAATCTTCTTCTTCATCCTGTACCTGGTCATTCTGAGATTGTCACAGGACTCCACCCTGTTGGACTTGACATGGATACAGGTGAGGACCGGCTTGGTCATATCAGTTGATACCGAGAACATGCAGAACCGGATCCCATCCACAAACTGTTTTGGAAGCTCAAACCATTCCTTCGGTTTGCCAATCTCTTCCATTACCGGATTGATCTCCAGTTGCAGCGGGATTCCGGCTGATGCTTTCTTGGTCTTGATCTGGAGTTCATCCTCTGTGACCTCCAGTTCAATCTCTTTGGCCTTGGACTTGTTCAGGAGCTGGAAGAGTTGCCTGGCTTCGACTGCACCATTGATCTTCAGATCAGTCGGGCAGTTCACAGCGATCTCATCATTGTATGTAGATACCATTCCGTCATGGAATACGAAGCATTGAGATTGCTCGATAACTTCCTTGCTCGCCAATCCTGGTTGCACCTTGCTCAACGTCTCCAATAGCTTTGCTCTTTCAATTTTCATAATGTCTCCCATTCGTCCTGTATGACGTTTTTATTGTTATGATGTGTACATATCCGTTTTTGGCACAATCGTCGTAATTTGGCATGTTTTTCGTCACGATTCCAGCTATGTCACCGTGATTTCAATACTGCCTTTCGCTTCTTTTTGTCCTTTTTACGCTTTTCAGAGAATGGTTTGAGCAGTTGAATTGCAATCTGATGTGCTACCTGAGCCATCATGACAGGAGGAACGGACATACCACAAACGTAGTTTGTTTTTTGCTTTCTGAAGTCATAGTCAGAGGGCCAACTTGATGCGAGAATAATTTCTAAAGGAGACATTAATCTTTTCTGAGTATGATGCATAAGATTTGATACCGCTGGAATAGTATTACATGGAACATTTGGATTCAGTTTGATCCAGTTAAACATCATCTTTCTCGGATGCACAGAAGCCAGTGAATTTCCGATTTTACAGAATGGCCAATATTTACGATGTGAGGATGGTATTTGAATAAACCGTGAATCTTTTTCTGGGATTATTCCTTCATCTATTTTTTTGAATGGAATTTGATTCTTTTTAAATTTCAATTGAAGATTAAGTGTTTTGTCAAAGAATCCTTTTGTTTTAATCAGTGATGAATTCTTTTTAATAAGATCCTTTCGCAGCGCGAGGAAGAATACACGTCTTCTGTGTTGAGGAACCCCCATGAAAGATGCATCCAAAAGATAGTGTGTTGAATGGTACCCGATCTTTTCAAAATTATCATGTATTCGATTAACGTAAGTAACTGCTTTTCCAACAAGCATTCCAGATACATTTTCACCCACAACCATTTTCGGTTTCAATTCTTCAACGAGATCAATGAAGTCAAAGAACAATGTATCGAGCACTTGTTTGGTTTGCCCTTCTCGAAATTTCTTTTTCTTTCCCCAATCTTTTTCACGATTGCCAGCAATACTGAAAGTAGAGCAGGGAGGAGACCCATCTAATATATCAAGAGCATACAATTCGTCTGGTTTGTTTTTTCTATTCAGAAATTCTTTGATCCCTTCAGTGAAGAACATTTTAGGTTTGAGATTCCAGATATAGCATTCAGACATGCGAGAATCTATTTCATTACCACCCAGAACATTGTATCCAGCCAACTTATACCCCATTGAGGAGCCACCACCACCTGCAAAGCAAGAAAAAACTTTGAGATGGTTCTTCTTCATACCAAGTGCTGGAAAACCATCAGCCAATCTCCATTCATAAGAAAAGAGACTGGCTTTAGTACTTTGTTTTCTGGTTTTGGTGCGGGGCATCAGACGCCTCCTTTCGGAAAGGGAGAAGCCGTGACAGACAATTTCTGTCACGGCTCAGTCCCAATACGCCTTAGCCATTCTTTACTTTATTCTTGTACCAAGTAATGCATGTGAGTTTGGTCTGTGCCTCAGGGAACTTCTTCTGGACCATCTTCAAGATGTCCTCATTACTGAGCTTCTTGTTCTTCTTCTTACCCAGGATGTCCTCCATGACATACTTGCCAATACCCAGGACTTTGCGTTTCTTACCGGCTTTCTTCTTTTCCGACTTGGCCTTAGTATCCTTTTTCTTCGTGGTCTTCTTTTCCTTTTTTTCTGTCTTAGCTTTCTTTGTCTTTTTCTTTGTACTCACGTCTTTCGCCCCTTTCTTTTTCTTTTCGGGTTTCTCTTCTTCTTCGTTGTTATCATCATTATCGTCGTCCGATGAATCATTATCATCATCGTCGTCGCTATCATTATCATCTGATGAATCATCCTTGTCATCATCCTTGTCATCTGAGTCATCATCATCATCAGAGGAATCATCATCTGAGTCATCATCATCATCTTCATCTTTGTCCTCTGGTTCCTCTTCCGGCTGCTCAACTCCCAGGGCTGCCAGAGTCTTCAGGGTATCACCCTCCAGCTCATCTGCATCCCCGTCCTCATCGTCCTTCCACCGGATGTCCTTTGCTTCTTTCTTGATCTTACTGGAAAGCTTCTCATCTTCCAGCTCCACGTCAATCTCAGGATCCAGCCCCATCTCTTCATTCATGTCCTCGGCACATGCTATCAGCATCTTCCGTTTCTTGTACTTTTTGTCTGTGCTCATGTTCTTGTCCTCCGTTTGAGTTTCACTCCGTTGTTTGATTATACGTGATAGGTCTTGTTTTGTGATGAATTATTTTTCTCTTTTCAAGATCCTCCTATGTGTATGAACCCAGATAGGGTCTGGCTCTTTGCAGGCATTGCAGCACTTTAGCCACATACCGAGGGGATGACTCCCCCTCCCGGATTGCCAATAAACCCACTCGCATCATCCCGAAATACTTCTCCTCGTCAGTCTGGTTGAGAGTGAAGATGCCGGTGACATGCCCATACTTTCTCTTATCCTCTGTGAAGTTGTCCCAAGTAATGAGCTTGTTCTTCTGTGCCTTGATATCAGCCTGGGTGGCAGTCATCAGCAGGCAATGTTTGTCCAGGCGCAGTCCTGACATGGCAGACCAGATCCCTCCTTGCCTGTGCCTGAAGTCGTCCCGGGCATTCTCCGGTTCACATGCCAGGTTGTCGGCATAGTCTATGAACACACAGTCTGCCACGAAGCCTTCATCCCTTTCCCATTGGTCCAGCTGTGCCCTGATCCCTGAGACACTGATTCCTTCATTGGGGTATGAGACAAACTTGAACTGCCTACTCTTCAATCGGATCATGAACTTCTTTGCCAGCTGATACCCCTCCTTCCAGGTCAAAGGTTTCACTGCCTCTGCCTGCTCATACCACAATGCCCCTTTGAATTTGTCAGGCCTGTCCTTCTGGCACTTGGAGCATGCCTTGTACTTCCTGGATGCTGATCGGAATAACTCATGCGGGTTCTTATCTCCGGCTTCTTCCCCCTCTTCCCGAATCCCACACTTCACTTTCCGTCGTTTGAGTCGGCAGGAGTTGTCCTGGTTGTAAATGCAGTCCACCACCGGAAGCAGTCTCTCACCACAATACTTTGAAAGGACATTCCGACCAGCCAATCGCATATGGAATCGCTTGGCTACTTGGGACATGCTCATATCTCCCACCTGAAAGTAAGCACAATTGCATCTTGCCCTGGCTGCCCGATAGGCTGACTCCATCAACATCCATGTCTTACCTCGTTTCTCCGGAGCCATCAAGGCAATGAAGGATTCCCTGAGCAGGAACTCGTTACACAGTTTGCCGAGCCCTGTCGGGAAAGTGAAGAGTGGTCTGGTGTTATCCTCGAAGGCATTCCGGATCACCTCAACGTCAGTGAATGGGTTGATACCCTGAGCCTTGGCCCTGGTGATGACCGAGCCCTTGTTCCTGACAGCCAGGGCACCCTTGACATCCCCGTCCTGGATCAAGGCAATCTGTTCCTTGGCATCGGTTCCGATCTGCTTTGCCTGGAAGTGCAGCTCTGTCTGATCAAGAAGGTAGTCCACGTTCATCTTCTTGGCAGACTTGTATTGATCGGACAGGGACTCAAGGAAGTCAGCTATCAGATCAGACTCATCATCATCCAGCCGATCCTTGTGAGCCTCGTAGATGTCCTGGATGTGCTTTTTCGGAGCCTTGTCATATTGCTTGAAGTAGTCCAGGCACCACCGGGCAATCGTCTGTGAGAAGGGGATGTCCATGTACCGAGCCTCATAGAAGGGTTGGATCTCCCGGAGGAATCGGGTGTTGACAATCATCCCTGTTACGATCTGCTGTTCAGTTCTGTTTTTGATCGGTCGTCTTTTCATATTCAATCCCGTAGTATGAAATCAAGGATGATGCGCCTACCAGAAGCATCACAAAGTACATCTGTAATATCGTCTGCTGTTTCTTGATTGGACATAGCACACGCATCACATTTCCCTACGTATTCCTCCATCAAGGTTTCCAATTGGCTTCGTACATCAAATCGTTCTTCTTCTTTTTTTGCTGTGCTCATTTCAATCTCCCCCCTGTTTTGAAGTCCAGCCCGGTCTCATCCTCCCGAGACTTGATGAACTTCTTCCAATTTGGTCCTTGTATTCCCATAAGCTTTGCACTGAACGTTGCCCAACTCCCATAGGTCTTCTCCAGCCAGGCGCACCAATCCTTCGTCATGCCCAGCCAAGAGGACGCAATGTCATATTCCTTCTGGATGATATCAGGTAATGCCTTGAATGCTGTCAGCAGGTCCACAGCCACATCATTGAAAAGCTGATCGTGGGGGAGGATCTCGGATCCGGTGATGGTGATGAAGGATTTCTTCAGCAGTCGAACAATGCCTTCTGCCTGCTTGGGGATCTTCTTTCCTGTGGTCTTACGGATGGGAGCACCAGGGCTCCAGGACTTGGGAGGAGTTTTGTTATTCCTCTTCCAGGTTCGCACAGCAGCTTTCCAATCCTTCATCTTGCGGAACTTCTTGCCATGTGGGATTTCCCAATTCCTCTGTTCGTAGTAATCACAAAATGCTTCACCGTCGATTTGGAAATCAATTGTTTTGGCATAGGTTTCAACTTGGTCTGAAGTAGGAATTCTGAGTCTTTTGTTT